TTGTTTTTTGGACGTAAATCTGGGAGCTTAAAGTTATGAATACCGTCTCCCCCATAAACAGATCCGATAATAGAATATAATGCTTGATGATCGTTTATTGATAATGTTTGACCTTCGCAAAACATAAAATTGTTTGGGCAACGATAACCAGCGAACATTTTAATAACGCCAATAAATTCTTCCATAGTAACCTCAATGTTAAAAAAATGTATTTAGGCGATATAGTTTAGTGATAGAACAAGAGATTCATATCCTCTGAGCAGAAGTTTGATTCTTCTTATCGCCACCAAATAGTTATGGTTCCATAGTGTAGTGGTCTGCACGATGCCCTGTCAAGGCATAAGTCCGGGATCGTTCCCCGGTGGAACCGCCAATTTAGTTTAATATATAATAAATGCCTCTATAGTTTAACGGGAAAAACAAGGGATTTGTAACCCCTAGTTGTCGGGTCAGTTCCGACTGGAGGCTCCATTTTAAAAACTGTTAATTTATAAATACTTTATTTCGAGTATTGGATTAACAGTATGAATTATAGAAAAATATACGACAACATTATTGAAAATAGGTTAAAAACTCCGTTTGATGGATATACCGAAAAACATCATATAATTCCAAAAAGTATTGGTGGTAGCGATTTAAAAGAAAATTTAGTTTGTTTGAGTGCTAGAGAACATTTTGTTTGTCATTATCTCTTAACAAAGATGTTCCAACCAAAAACTAAAGAATTTTATTCGATGATTAAAGCGTTTTTAATAATGAGCGCAAACAGCGAATATCAAGATAGGTATTTTAATTCTAGATTATATGAAAGTTGTAGAACAAAATTTTCGCAAGCACAATCCTTTTACCAAAAAGGAAATAAAAATTCCCAATATGGGACTATGTGGATTGTTAATTTAGATTTAAGGTTAAATAAAAAGATAAAAAAAGAACAAGAAATACCAGAAGGATGGATAAAAGGATATGTAACAAATTTTGATGCGTATCTTGGAAAAATCAAGAAGGTAAAACGGGTCAAGAAAATAAAAAAAGAGAAAAAAGAAAAAGAGTTTTTTGATTATGTTGACTATTATACGAGATTATATAAAATATATAATGAATATGGTTTTGAATATTTGGTAGAAAATACAGGGTATGATAAATCCAAACAAAATTTTGTTATGAGGTGTGCTAAATATGTAAAAGATTTTGTTCCGCAGAATGGAAAACCTAGAGGAACAAATAAAAAAATTTAATTCCCACGTACTCTAATGGTAAGAGGTTTGACTGTTAATCAAATGTAATCGGTAAAACCGTATGCGTGTTCGAGTCGCGCCGTGGGAGCCAAATATGGGGAATGGGACTGCTAGTGGTGGTCGCCTCGCTTGCACCGAGGATAACAGATCGGTTAGAATCCGATATTCTCCACCAATTTATCTCCGAGTAGCTCAATTTGGTAGAGCATTCCGTTTGGGGCGGAAAGGTTGCACGTTCAATTCGTGTCTCGGAGACCAATTTACTTTATAATAAGATACATTATGGACAAAGAAAAAGCGCAACAAATTCTAAATCTGGTAGAAAGAGCACTTAGTGAAGTAAGAAATGCTGCCTATAAAGAAAAATTTATCCTTGGTACTAAAAGAAAAGATATACTTTATTCGCAAGTATTAAATTTGTTAATTGAGAAGAAAAGAAGAACAGAAGGGTTTTTAGAACAATATAAAGAATAATATCTCACTAAGATAATGGTAGTCGTCGGGTCTCCAAAACCTTGAAGTCGGGGTTCGAATCCTCGGTGGGATGCCAATTTGTAATAGAGGAAAAACAATGTAGGTGAATTATGAAGCATACCATAAACATAAAAGAAGTTCAAACATATATAGAATCGTTAAGTCCCCAAACTAAAATTTATATTGGTGGCGATTCCGAACGATTCAAAATTAATGGTGTATGGTATGCTGATTATGCGACTGTAATTGTAGTCCATATTGATGGTAAACACGGTTGTAAAGTGTTTGGTGAAATCATAAGAGAAAGAGATTTCGATCAAAAGAAAGCAAAACCAAGAATGCGCCTGATGACCGAAGTATACAAAATTGCAGAACTATATCTTAAATTGAAAGATGTATTAGAAGATAGAGATGTAGAAGTTCATATTGATATTAATCCAGATGAGCACTATGGATCTTCTTGTGTTATATCAGAAGCTGTTGGATATATAAGAGGAATGTGCAATGTTATTCCATTAGTTAAACCCAATGCATGGGCGGCATCTACATGTGCAGATAGATTAAAATCATTAAAAGTAGCTTGAGGCAAATTATGAAGACATTTTTTAGATTTGAATTTGAAGAACAGACAGATGATAGGGATAATGTTCAAGAAATTAACATAAGATTTGAAGATGGAGAAGATTTCGATGAAACCTTGAAGAAAAGACTAAAAACATTTTTGACAGCAATTGGATCTAATTTAAAAGTAGAATAATGCAAAATGATATTATCAGTTCTCTTTTTGAGGACGAAGATTCTACGGGGTTCTTATCTATACTACCTACAAGTGTTATAGATATAGAACCCCAAAACAAAAGAAAGAACGAGAATCATTCTAAAGAAAGTAGTAGAGCAAACTATAGTCCATTTCCAAATGAAGTAGCTACTTTATGTTATGAGTTTTTTCTAAAGAATTCTACTTTAGTTTTTGATCCTTTTGCTGGATGGGGAGAACGAGCATTTCATGCAAAGAAAAATAAAATTAATTATATCGGATATGATATATCCAAAGTAGCTATTCAAAATGCTCTAAATATTTTCAACGTACAGAACCAATTAAAAGATTCATTCATTGCTGATATTCCAGAATTTGATGGGTTTATAACATGTCCTCCGTATTGGAACCTTGAGAAATATAACTCCGATGACGGTATTGATAGAATTAAAACATGGGATGAATTTTTAGTTAAGTATAATACTATTCTTTCTAGATGTTATGACAAAGCAAAACCTAATACTACATTTTGTATAATGGTTGGAGAATGGAGATCCAAAAGAATATATTATGACTTTGAATATGAAACTAGAAGAATATTCAAAGAACTTGGGGCTACTATAATCGATCAGATAATTGTTTCTAGAAAGAAAACTTCAAAGATAAAGATCATGCTTCCTCAATGTAAGAGACTGGGATATTCTGTTCGTGTTCATGAAACTTTATTAGTTTTTAGGAAAAATTAAAAATGGTTTACTCGATAGAAGCTACAATGAAAATTATTATAATGAGTTTGTTACTAGTTTCTTCGGCATTTGCAAAAGAGTATAAAGAGTTCCACGAAGAACCAAATGCTCTTTTTGATACTAAGAAGAATTTCGCCAAGATGGTTGTAGTCACCTGGGAAACTACTAAAAACGTTCAAAAACGATGCGACGAAGAGAGTAAGAGTAGAGGTTTGAGTGGATTTGATTATGAAGTAGAGGCATGTTCATTTTGGGGAACTAGATTCGGTGTTAATGTCTGTCACATCATTACAGAAAAAAAGACAACACTAGCAACTATAGGTCACGAAATGAGACATTGTTATCAAGGCAGTTGGCATAAATAATATTATAAATGGAGTGAAATATGAGTGGTATAGTAATTAAGAAGTGCGGTTGTAAAGGAAATCCATCACATGGTTCTGATTACCAAGATTCTAAATATGGTCAGGGTAATCGGGTTTGCAATGTCGATGTGAAGAAAACAGAAGCGGCTTGTACTATTTGTGGTAAGAATCACAAGCTATAAAATATTTTTATCTCTACATATAGTATAAATATAGGAAATAATTTGTTTTATTATATGTATGAGATAAAAAATCACATAAATGGAAAAATCTATGTGGGAGTCCATAAAACCAAAAATATAAATGATGGTTATATGGGTTCTGGGAAAGTTATATTGCAAGCGATTGATAAATATGGTGTAGAAAATTTTAGTAAAACAATACTAGAATATTTTGATTCTGAAATTGAAATGTTTTTTAGAGAAAAAGAAATTGTAAACGATGATTTCTTATTAAGAGAAGATGTTTACAATTTGAGAAAAGGTGGCATGGGTGGTTTTGATTATATAAATTCTTCCGGAATTTGTAAGTTTAAAGGTAAAACCCACTCTTCAGAAGCTAAACAAAAGATGGGACATCCCGGAAATAAATATGGTTTAGGTAATGATGGTGGCAGATTAAAAAGGATAGGACAAAAGAGAGAACAGATTATTTGTCCTCATTGCAAAAAACTTTGTAGTGTTAATATGTTTCCTAGATATCATGGAAACAATTGTAAAATGCGAGTGTAGTTTAATGGTAGAACTCCTGCCTTCCAAGCAGATAGTGTCAGTTCGATTCTGATCACTCGCTCCAATCATACCCGTCAAGCTTAAATCTGGTATAAGCATCCGACTCATAATCGGGAGATAGTGGGTTCGAATCCCTCGGCGGGTACAAATTTATTTTAATCTTATGAAATCTAAAGATAAAAAATGGGTCCGAGAAACTACATTTGAAAATCTATTAAATTTTTATAGATTTGGTCCATCAGATCATAGACTTCTAAGAGGAGAAAATGCGGAATATCTTCTCGTTGCTTTGAAAGAAAAACATAAAGAGTTTCTTGAGAAAAAGAATAATTCTAAATTGTAAAATTATTCAATTCCTACTTTTATAGATCCTTTCGGTTTTCCGGTATCTATACGAAAATCCTTTCTTCCATTAGGAAACTCATCATCCAATTCTAATTTAGATGGATGAATCTTAACAGCAACAGGAGTATCACCATATCCTGTATCTGTATCCTTGTGTGTAGTTACATATACATGAGGTTCTCCGGAAGATTGAAGTGTACCAGTTTTTCTAATATTATCTGCATTGTTTTTACTGGTATGATGATATACAGTAACAGTACCATCTTTATTTAATGGTAGTCCGGTTTCGTCGTGAATTTCTTCTGATATAAATTCTTTGAAAGATTTCATGGATTTTCCTTTTTATGAAACATCTGTAAATTGATTGTTTCGCTAGGTCCGTATTTCGATGTTGTAATTATTCCATCATAACCATCTTTGGCGATTGCCCTAGATAAATGGTGTTTTTTCTTTCCACCATATGCACCAGATAATTTCTTTTTCCATCCAACAGTAGGATCATTCTCATCGGATTTAATTACTAATGGATTTTTGAAATGAACGGTGCCTGTTTCATATTTTTCTGGTTGTTCTTTTGCCAATGTGTGTTCTGGTTTATCTATTGGAGTAACATAATGTCCTGCTGGTTCGATATCTTGGCCGAATCTTGTGCCAAAATTTGGAGCTTTTTCTTTATTTCTCAAATAATGAACTTGTGTAGGAATTCCGGTAGTTAATTTAGAACCTAGATAGTTGGTATCTACTTCATCGCCAACATATTTTTG